TGTTAAAATAATATTCAAAGTTCTGGTTTTCTGTGAATGGTGGCAAATACTCATCGACTGCTCGGCTCACAGGCTCAATGCCTTTGAAGAATCCAAATGGCATATTAAACTTATTAGCGCAGTCATCAATGACTAACCACTTTTTAGCTAAATGTGCATAGGCTTGTAAGTCTGAAGTGATTACATCGTAAGTATGGCCTCCGTCAATGTAGACAATATCAAATTTATCTTTCTGAATAAAGTCTATAATTGCAGGCTCGGTACTTAAACCTTTAACAATAACAGGTTGTTCAAGTTCAAACATCGTATGCAGGAACTTAATGTCATTCTCATAGTCTGACTGCCAATGCCCATCTGTGTCATCCAATGGTGTAACTCCTACAATGTTAACTTGTTTGCCTTTTTGGTTTGCCAGTTCACGAATCAATGCAAGTGTTTGACCTCTGAATACCCCTATTTCTAAGAATGAGAATTTTTTGGGCATCGTATCAATGATGAGATTCCACATTTGATAAAATGCACGTTCACCAAATCCAAATGCGTTTTGCTCTACAAAATCACGCAAGTCTTTTAATCTTGGGTTTGCATTTACGGCAGCATTAAATTGCTCAACTATTTGCTGATTCCATTCCTGCGTGTCTTGATATGTTTGTTTTATCTTATCCATTCCATATTTGCTTTGCCGTTCCCATGTATAAATATAGGCATATTTCCATAATTTGTTAGAAATGTGCCATCTATAAATGAATAGTCATTGTCTGTTAATCCACATAAAGTTTGAAATGCTAACCGCTTGGTATCAATAGCAAGATTGTTGTCCAATACTTTTTTGGTTAGCCATCTTTGGTCATCATCAGTTTCCTGTGGTGGGTCTAACTGATACATATTGCAAAATAATTCTTTGGTCATGTAATACGTTCCAGAGTTTACAAATCTATACTTGTCAATATTTGGGTTTGTTTTTTCGTATGCCTCGTATCTTTCCAACATTGATACATCAGGCCAACAATTTACCTCTGAAGATATTAAGGCAGATTTGCCATTTACTATTTCCATTAATTGCTCTGGTGTTCCTTTAACCACAACATCATAAGCATCAGCAAATACAAAGTCATGTATATCTGTGGTTGTTAGATATTCATATAGCTTTACAAGTTTACTTCCGAATCCTCGCCATGATGTTCTTATAGGTGTATATTCCCACCCAAACTTATTGGCAGATTCTTCTAACATCTTTGCCCTATTATAGTCATCGCATACTGTTATGAGTTTCATATTGCCACATAAGGGTTAAGTCTGCCCATTAATATATCATCCTTTAGTCGGTTAAACTCTGCCATATCATTTCCTGCAAGTCTTTCCTTTTCTTTTTGGTATGGATTCTCGCCTGTGTCAATATGGTCAATCTCAATATGTGGAAGGAAACTATTACGAAATCCCGATACCTTGCACCTAACCGCAGCGAGTGTGTCATCAAATCCATATATACCGGGCTGCATCATGCCTCCAATCTTATCAATTAGTCGGTAGTTATACATTTGGCAAGTGCCTATAACATGAGCCACATCCTCAACTATTATCCATCTTTGACCTTTGTAGTGAGGAAGCATACGCAGTTCTGACCTATACATATCATTGCGGAATGGGTTTTCCATCAGGTCTTTTCGCTTCAATCCAAGTATGCCAATTAATGGGTCACGTTCAATAGCCTCCTCCATTTCATCAACCCAGTTTATATAGTTAATGTCAACGTCATTGTCCATCTTTATTAGGTGTTGTTTTGGCTCTTTCTTTGCCCATGCCTGATTGATTGCCTTTGCCGTTCCTACATTCTCGGTGTTGGTTATAACCTCAAATGGGCAAGCCTTCAGCAATTCTTTGGTTTCCTCGCATGAAGCATTGTCCACAATTATAATTCTGTGGTCTGTAACTGTATGCTCTAAGCATTCAAGAGTAACCTTTGTGTATTTACTTCTTTGGTTTTCTTCGGTGTCGAACACCGCCATTGCTATCAGGCTCATTTGTGGTTTGGTTTATAGGGTTTTCAGATTCATATTTATTTAAGAATCGCAGCATATTCTTAAGGGTTTCCAAGTTGCAACCAGGACAAGTTCCTGGCCGTATGCCTGTGATTTCAAGTATTAATTCCCTTAATCTCAATAGCTGCTCTGTCTTGCCTATCCATTCGGAGTTAGATTCAAATATCTTCAGCAACTCTTTCAGCGTATGCCTATGCCCTGTGTCAGCACATAGGTCTGAATATATGTCTTTGTATGTTCTCATATCTTAAATAGGAATCTTTTTGCTACCATACCCAAATAAACTGCGTAACCACCATAGCTTAATATGGTTATGAGGTCTTTTAGTTCGGGCAAATAAATTAAACAGGCCATTGCAATAACTGATGCCCAGAATGATAAGCAAGTGGCACAATTAAATGGTTTAAAATCCAACCAATCGGGGATGGATGTTAGCGACATAAACACCACAACCAGTAGGGATATGCCAATCATAAGTGTTAATTCAAACATTGTTTATAAATATTAAATCGGGTTTCTGCTATGTGTTTAATCTCGTATGGTTGTACTGACTCATATAACTTTTCGGCAAGGTCTGCAATCATATTTGGGTTTTTTAGCAATTTAGTCATTTGCTTATACCAATCGTTCTTGTGGTTTACCTTCAAACAATTATCAGCTATTATCTCGCTATAAGGCCACACATTTGAAACAATGGCTGCCTTCTTTTTGAAACCTGCCTCCAACATCTTGAGGTTTGATTTCATATTGTTAAAGCGGTTGTTTCTCAATGGTATCAATGCAACATCAATAGCCTCATAGAATAAAGCATATTGGCTAACATCGCATGCTGCATAATAACTAAATTGCTCTGGCTTCGCTATACCTTTTGCGGTTAATATTCCTGCCATTGCCTGACTTGTCATATCTTGAGATTCAAAACCGCCATATACTATTTTGAAATTGTCATGGTTCTTATACATACCAAGCAATGATTCAAACATTTCCAATACATCCTCAAAGTGGGTTACTGAACCTGACCAACCGAAAGTGGTCACATCTTGTTGCCTGTCATGTATCTTGAATTGTTCTTCATTTGTGTCTATGCCATTCGGTACGATGTAAACATTTTTCTGCCCGAGTTCTTTCTTGATAGCATCGGCAAGTAGTTCATGCGTGGTTGTTACCGCAACTGCATTCTGCGCTGCCAACTTAATCTGTGCAGAATGGTTCATTTTCTTTGCTGCCTGACTTAAAACGTGCCATTCTGGTATGCGGTAGTCATCATCTAAGTCAAGTATATACGGAACACCTGCTTGTTTTAGTTTTAAGATAACCCCTTCCTGATTGCCTGTCTTACTTATGAATCGGTTTGCAACAACCAAATCATGCTCTTGCAGGAAGTCAATCTCTGCCGTGTCGATTTCGTTTACCTGACTTATCTCAACTCCGTGATTTTTACCCATATTGCCATGCGGAATCCATAGCCTGTGATAGTCCACACCGCTTAGTTTAGGATATTGGGTTATGATTAATACTTTCATTGGAGTTGTTTAATTTTTTCTTTGACCATTCTAAGTGCGGAATAACTTATGCCTGTGGCTCTTTGTACTTTCTTCATATCGCCTAACTGGTTGTATAACAACACAACCCTATTTTCAAACTCGGATAGGTTGAGCATAAATTTCTCTGCCTCACGGATTAGGTTTTCTTTTTCTTGCTCACTCGTTTGGAATGCTTTAATGTCAATCTGTGGTTTGTGAATGATGCTGCCTAACTTGCCTCGCTTGCTGAAGATATTAAATGATACCCGATAAAACCAAAAATTCAAAAACTTTAAATCGGGCAACCTATGCTCTGGCATTTCCAAAACTTCAACGCATACCTCTTGGAATATGTCATCAGCATAGTTATTGTTTATCCGCTTGCAGATTTCTTTAAAATTTTTTTCGGTTGTGATTCTGTGGATTATATGCTCTCGGTTGTTCACCGATAACAAAGTTAATATTTTTTTCTACTGATGGCAAACAACTCATCCTTTGTTAATAAGTTTTTATGTGCCTTCTCATGGCATGACCTACACAATGCGATTAGGTTTTCTGGTGCATCTTGTTCTTCTTTGCGTTTGCTGCCAAACTTGGAACGTGGAATAATATGGTGAATGTCTACGGCAAGGGCATTGCAGGCCTCACATCTGATGCGTGTTGATTCATCTGCACCTATTGAGGCAAGGTAGTTACGGATGTGCCGTTGCATAGTGTTGTTTCAACAACTCATTATAAGCCTCTGCCTCTACATCTTTCTGTTTGTTGCCCATATTTAACTCTCTGATTTCTGATTTAATGCTTCGGACTTCAGATATTAAAGAGGTTTTGTTTAGTCGAGTGTTTAATTCAGCATCCAACCTAACCTGCACATACTCGCATATCTGATTAAACCTTGCAGGATTAAATGCAATCTTGCCTTGCTTGATTAATTCTTTGCAAACCACGTTGCCAAAATCCACAATGCTGCCAGTTCGTTTATAGTTATCATAGCAGGCTGCAATAGATTTCTCAATTATTGCATGTTTTTCTTCGTTTGTAGGCTCGATTGTGGGTTTAGGCACATATACCTTAGCTTGCTTTGCAATAGTTTGTTTATGCTCATTGTATTTGGTGAGGAAAAATACAAAGTTTGAGGTAGATAAGCCACCAACAAAATCGCCATATTTAAGTTTGACTCCATTCTGGATAGCCTCTGATACTTCTTTTAAACTCATGTTTGCGAAATCACTCTTTACGCAATGTGCAAGGTTGCTCACCACAAAATCCAAATCCTCTTTTGTGGTCTTAAAGTTCATAAACTTATATGCCCATGATACAAGCAAGAGGAGTTGAGGTTTAATATCTGTAATGGCTATATGCCTGACAGGATTGGTGCGGACAATTTCGGTGTTCATTTTAGTTGTTTAAAAAGTTCGTAAGCTACTTGTGGGACTATGGCATTTCTGTAAACATCACTTTAAAATAATTCTGTTTGAATACTTGGTGAATAACTTGCATCATATCTTGTGTTTTCCCCCTTTGGATATGGTTTTGCTTTAAATAATTTGTGATTCATAATTTCTTTTTTTAATCTTTTGTTTGCCAAAACATAAACGTATCTATACTTTGGTTCTCGCCTTACTTGATATAATTGGTCTCCATACTTTTCTTTCAACTTCGCAATTCTATCTTCTGTAAAAGCAAATTCATCCATTAATGTTCGGCTATGTATGTGTTCTTTACCTTTTAATTTCCAATCTAATTGAGTATGGCTTTCTCCAGTAAAGATAAAGTTAGTAGCTTGGTAAATATAACCATTATGCCCAACTGATTTATCTGCATAGCTTACTATTATTAATGGTTTTGGCAATAATTTAAAAGATTCAGCAACAAAAAAAGACGTTGCGTTTTTATCTAAATTATCATTTGTGCATAGCCTGTTCAACTCATAAACTAAATCCATATACTTTTCTCCAAATAATGATTTTTTCATTGTCAAAGGAACTGCATTTCCAAAAGTAATAACACCAACCAATAAATTGTTTTCATACAATCCAAAGGAATAGCTAAAAGATGTCATCCTATGTAAGTAGTGTTTTTTCAACAACCATTCTTTACATTGGTCAGTAGATACGCTTTTTACTTTATATTTTTCTTTTATTGACATTGATTTTTTTTGTTAATTCCAGAGAACAAACTTCCGTGCCTCATTTCAAATACTCCTTCATTAGTTGAGCAGTTGCAGAATTAATTGACTTCGTGCGAACTATTTCGGTATTCATATTAAAAAAATTTAAATTGAGCAGTTTCTAATGGAATAAAATGCTGATTTGGTTTGTCTGTTTCTTGGAAATTAAACGGTGCTTTTTGCTCTGACTTTGGATAAGGTTGCTCTTGCCATATTGTTTTTAGTTTAACATCGTAAATAATTAAATATCTATGTTTTTGACTTTTATTTCTCCATTCTCCTTTTAAGTGTCTGCATTTCCCACGTTGCAATTTTTTATAGCTTCCATCATCTTGCAATATAAAAAAATCTTTTTTGGGAGATGTAAGTCCATAATATTTAAAATTACAAGCCTGATAAATATATCCTGTATGATGGTCACTATCTGCATAAGTAAGCAAAGCAACAACATTTTCTATTTTTCTAAGCAATTTTATACTACCTGATAAAAAGAATGAAGTTAAATTTTTTTCGTGTTTGTGCGGATTCATACATAATCTTCCCAACTCCATAAATCCATCCAATTTGTATGATTGTATCGCAAAACAACCTTTTACAATTTCTTTTGCAGAAACTGTATGAAAAACACATACTCCAATAAGTAATTTTGTTTCAGTTTCAAATAATCCAAAATTTATACCACTTCTAAAATTGCCATCTTCATGTAAATAATGATATTCATCCAATAATTTTTTTGCAGTGTATCTACTTATTTTTTCAATAAAATATTTATGTTTTAATCCCATATATATTTATTTTAAATACTCCTTCATTAGTTGAGCAGTTGCAGTATTAATTGACTTCGTGCGGTCTTTTATTGGAAACAATCCCAACCAACAATTAAATGTCGATTGGTCAAGAATTTCAATAGCGTGTTCCATATCTCCTGCACTTAATTGAATTAGCTTTTTCTTTGCTAGTTGCTCGGCATAAGGTGTTAAAGGCTTTTTCATTTTAACTCGCATGGCAATATATTCACTCCATGCGGTTGTAAGTTCATTTTCCATTGTTGAGTAAGTTTATAATTATTGAATCTTGATAGTGCCTGTCGCAGTCAAGTTGCCTAATTAGGCTACTTTGTGCCTGATTCATTCCATATTGATATGCAAGTATAACACTTAGCACCAATATAACAATGGGATATAAAGTTTCTTTTAGTTGCTTCATTTCAGTTTTGTTTAAGCCTGCCGAGCCGAAACCCGACAGGCATTGGTTTTACTTTCTTTTCAAAATGTATTTCGCCACTTCAACTTCTTTGCCGTAGCGTGTTTTCACTTTTACCAACTTAGTGGCTATCTCATAGCCTGCCCTGCGGAGGTCAGAAATTCTCGCTGAACATTTCCAACTGCCATAGCGTTCAATGGCCTGCAAGTTGGTGATACTTCCG